AAGGATCGCACGGACTTAAACAACTTGCAATGAAGTATACAGACTATGGCGACTACGATAGAGCTTTAGACGAGTTTAAAACTCAGTACTGTAGAGAACATAAGATATTAAAAGGAGATTTTAGTTATGATTTAATACCTTTTGATATTATGTACCCTTATGCTGCAATCGATACTGCAGTAACATATGACTTATATCAGATGTTCGTAAAAAAGATCGTAAAAAATATTCAACTAAAGAAAGTTTATAAGGAACTAATGGTTCCAGGCATGCTTTTCTTGAAAGATGTTGAAGAGAACGGAGTACCTTTTGACTTACCAAGATTGCAAAAGGTACAAGGCTTAATGGAGACAGAAATTCAAGAGGCAAAGGAGAAATTATATGGATATAAAGAAGTACATACGTTCGAAGAAGAGCAGGGTAAAGTCTTCAACCCAAACAGTACGCAGCAGCTCAGGATTCTTTTATTTGATTACTTGGGTCTTACTCCTACCGGTAAGCTTACTGGCACTGGAGCTGCTAGTACGGATGCAGAGGTTTTAAAGAAACTAGCAGAAGAGCACCCTATCCCCGGAGTAATCTTAGATATTAGGCAGAAATCAAAAATTAAAAATACTTATTTGGATAAGATTATACCTGCTCTAGATAAGGATAGTAGAGTTAGAACAGGTTTTAACCTAACTTCAACTACTTCTGGCAGACTTTCAAGCTCTGGTAAGATTAATATGCAACAACTGCCCAGAGATAATGCGGCAGTTAAAGGGTGTATTAAAGCAAAACCTGGGTATAAGATACTACAACAGGATTTAGCAACTGCGGAAGTTTATGTTGCGGCAATTTTGAGTGATGATAAAAATCTGCAGAATGTATTTAAGAGCGGAGGAGACTTACACTCTACAGTGGCTAAAATGGTATTTGCGCTCCCCCATGATGTTGCGGACATTAAAGAGAAAGCCTCTACACAGAGACAGGCTGCAAAAGCTATTACATTCGGTATTATGTATGGGTCAGGCCCCGCTAAGGTAGCTGAAACAGTTACTAAAGATAGTGGTAAGCCTTTCTCCATTCAACAAGCGAAAGATACAATCGCTAAATATTTTAGAACTTTTCCTAGACTAAAGGACTGGTTACAGATGTCTAAGGAGGACATAGAAGCAAATGGATATATCTACAGTATTCTCGGACGTAAGCGTCGTCTTGGTAACGTATTTAGTAATGACAAAGGTGTTGCATCACACGAAGTGCGTAGCGGCATTAATTTCCTTATTCAGTCTGTGGCTAGTGACATCAATCTTCTTGCCGGTATTGAGCTAAATCAATGGATTAAAGACAATGATGTTGATGCTAAAATCATAGCATTAGTACATGACTCTTTAGTACTAGAAGTAGCAGATAAGGATATTGAAGAAGTTTCTAAGGTTATGGCAGAGTTTACTCAGAAAGATAGAGGCTGCTCTATACCTGGACAGCCAATAGGAGTAGACTTAGACATTGGAGAAGACTATGCCTTCGGAAAATTTGACAAACAGTACCCAGAGTTTCTCTAATATACACTGGCCTGTTTGGATTATACGCAATCATGAGCATATTGGAGCAGGGTTAATAACAGATAGATATGGTATAAGAAGGATAGACTTAGAAGATAAGACCCTATCCTTTCCTATGCGTAGAGTTGCTATTAAGAAGTTAACAGACTATAAAGTATACCCCCTAAGGAAAGCTCTATGGAACTTTAAGGACTTACTAGCTTCCAAGATGTTACACTTTATAGATTTTGAAGGTAATATATATAACTATAAAAAGAGCGTATTTCACCCTTTAGTATATAGAAAAATAATATCTAAAAAATACACGGATACGACCACTATCTTTAGAGTTAAAGGAGTTCCTGCTTTCTTTGAAGTAGCAGGAAAACTTAATTTAGAAGCGGAGTACGCAGGACTACTACACATAGATAGAGGTTACTTACTATACGAAGTAACTACCAAGAAACTAAAAGACACAAAAAGGAAAATATGAGCGGAAAAGCAATTTTATCAAATAGAATCTATATGTCCGCTGACGCTAAACGACAGAAGCTTATAGACCAAGAGCTAACGTATGCAATTCCATCTTATAACCCAATGGAGCCTCCTACTATAATTAAGAATATGGGCAGGATTAGTAGTAAGCTAATAACAGTTCCAATGGGTAGGATTGATTTAATACCTGAGGACTTTGAGATAATTGATAAAAGGACTTTAGTGCCGGTAACTTTTCCCGATTTCAAATTTGACCTTCGGGATAGCCAGGCCAAAGTTTACAACGAAGTTGAAGACAATGCAATCATTAACGCTTTTGTAAGTTGGGGTAAGACTTTTACAGCGATAGCCATTGCAGCCAAGTTAGGGCAGAAAACCTTAATCGTAGTTCATACATTAGCGTTGAGAAAGCAGTGGGAAGATGAGATAGAAAAATGTTTGGGCATCGTACCTGGAGTCATTGGAAGTGGAAAGTTTGATACTGACCCAATTATTGTTGTATCTAATGTGCAGACTCTTGGTAAGAAAATGCAAGAAATTCAAAAAATGTTTGGAACAATAATTTTAGATGAAATGCATCACGTAAGCGCACCTACATTTTCTAAGATAATTGATAAATGTAGCGCAAGGTATAAAATAGGACTAAGTGGTACACTTCAACGTAAAGATGGTAAACATATTATCTTTAATGATTACTTTGGGTATGATGTTCACCAGCCTCCAAAAGAGAACTACATAACCCCCAGAGTTGTATTAGTTAAGTCAGAGACTCGCTTCCCCGATAGCGCAAAACTTCCCTGGGCTAAGAGAGTTAACCAGGTGGCATATGATGAGAACTATCAGAAGATGATTGCACAACTTGCTTCGGTATATGCCGCAAAAGGTCATAAAGTATTGGTAGTAAGTGATAGGGTCCAGTTTTTGAACAGGTGCGCCGACCTAACCGGAAATAATGCAATATGTATTACAGGAGAGCTACCACATGAACAAAGAGATGAAGAGTTGGACAAGATTAGAAATGGAGAAGCAGATATCCTATACGGATCACAAAGCATCTTTAGTGAGGGTATTTCAGTTAATGAGCTTAGTTGTCTCATTTTGGGTACTCCAATCAATAATGAGCCTCTATTAACTCAGTTGATAGGTAGGGTTATTAGAAAAATGGAAGGAAAAATACAGCCAGTAATACTAGATATTCATTTAAAAGGTAATACTGCAGCAAGACAAGCTAAAGCGCGCTCAGCAGTATATATCAAACAAGGGTATGATATTAAAGTGGTAGCTGGTTAAAAATAATACTTGACAAATTGGTTAAATATTGGTATAATATAAATTCGAAAATGGAGATTTAAGTTGATATTTTACGACTGGGAAAAGGTGCTTAAACTTAGCAAAGGTGTAACTAAAAATACAATAAGATTGATGGTTATCTATACTTATAGTATTAAAATGCCTAAAAAAGATAAAAGTTTAAACAGGTTTTACGGACAAGATATAACTGGAGATAGTTTTTTACTAAATCCTAAAGCGATATTTAAGAATAAACTTCAAGTAACCCTAGAACAGATGGTTGCCTACATGGAACTAGCAAGTTATAGGAATTACTTAGATTATAAGTGGCAGGGAGTAACAACCTTGCCATATAGATACACAGAGATAACTCGGAGAGATATAGAGGACAATCCTTTATTAGAACTCGATGAGCAAGATAATATAAAATTTTATTACGAGGAAAAATAATATGGCAATTACATTTAAGAATGTTACAGGTAAAGCAAAAAAGTCTTCAGTAGACGCATACACATATAAAGAAGGCAATAATGTTGTTCGCATAGTAGGAGACGTTCTTCCTAGATATGTTTATTGGGTAACAACAGCAGACGGTAAACGTGTCCCTATGGAATGTTTAGGGTTTGATAGAGATAAAGAGCAATTTACAAATATTGAAAAGGATTGGGTAAGACATTACCACACAGACATGAAATGTTCATGGGCGTACGCAGTACAGTGTATTGACCCGGACGATGGTAAGGTTAAAGTACTTAATCTTAAAAAGAAACTATTTGAAGCAGTAATGGTTGCAGCGGAAGATCTAGGTGACCCTACAGATACAGCAACTGGTTGGGACTTAGCTTTCAAGAAGCAAAAGACCGGACCACTACCGTTTAATGTAGAGTACACTTTACAAGTATTAAAGTGTAAAGTTCGACCACTAGATGCAGCAGAACTAGAAGCTATCAAAGAACTACCTAATATTGATGATGTTATTAACCGTCCAACAGCAGACCAACAGAAGGAGTTCATTGAAACAAGAATTCTAGAGAATGTTAGTCCAACTAATGTACCAGCAGAAGTTGCTGAGGAAGTTGCTGAATTACTATAATTAAGTAGTATAAGGAGAGCCCCGTAACAGGGGCTTTTTTATCGCATAAGGAAACAACCAATGAAAATTTTATTTACAGCAGATTGGCACATTAAGTTAGGTCAGAAGAGTGTACCCCGAGAGTGGGCGACTAATAGGTATGAACTTCTATTCGTAGAGTTATACAAGCTAGAAAAAACGGTAGACTTACACGTTATTGGAGGAGACCTATTTGATAGAATGCCTACTTTAGATGAGTTAAGTTTATACTTCAAGTACATAAGAGATATAAGTATAAAAACTATTATTTATCCAGGTAATCATGAGGCAGTAAAAAAGGATACAACATTCTTTACTAATCTAAAGGAAGTTACTAATGCCATCAACCCTTTAGTGGAAATTATAGATGATTACTACAAGTTAGAGGATATGGACTTTATCCCTTATAATAAACTAAAAGAGTTTGACCCTAAGGACTTTAGTGGTAGGACTTTATTTACTCACGTTAGAGGAGAGATCCCTCCCCATGTACACCCAGAAATAGATTTGAAGAAGTTAGATGAGTGGGAGCTAGTTATAGCAGGAGACTTACATTCTCATACCAACTCTCAAAGAAATATAGTATACCCCGGTAGTCCTGTCACTACCTCCTTTCATAGAAATCCTGTAGATACAGGAGTAATATTATTTGATAGTGATACACTGGACTGGTCATGGCTTAAGCTAAAACTACCTCAACTTATTAGGCAGACTGTTAGTCACCCTGATCAAATGATTAGAACCCACTATCATCATACTATATATGAGTTAGAAGGGGACGTGTCTGAGCTAGTTAAAGTAGACAAGGATAACGAACTACTAGATAAAAAGTTAGTAAAAAGGCATAATGACTCCGCCTTAATACTAACTCCGGAAATGACTTTAGAAGATGAATTATCAGAATATCTACAGTTTATTATGGGATTAAATGAAAAGAAAGTAAAAGAAGTTTTAGGAGTGTTCCATGATTATACTTAAAAAATTAAAATGGTCAAACTGTTTTTCCTACGGAGACAATAATACCTTAGATTTAGAGGAGAACTTAATAGTACAACTAGTAGGTACTAATGGAACCGGTAAGAGTTCCATCCCGCTATTAATAGAAGAAGCACTGTACAACAAGAACTCTAAAGGTATTAAGAAATCCGATATAGTGAACAGAAATAACCCAGAAGGTGGCTATAGTATATCTATGACATTTGAAGCAGCTGGAAAAAACTATAGTATAAAAGTAGATAGAAAGTCAAGTATAAAAGTAGTTCTAGAGTGTGAGGGGGAAGATATAACATCGCATACTGCTACTAATACTTTCAAAACTGTGGCGAAGATTATAGGTATGGACTTTAAAACCTTTAGTCAACTAGTATACCAAAGTACTACTAGCTCTCTACAGTTTTTAACAGCTACAGATACTAATAGGAAAAAATTTCTAATTGAATTACTAAACTTAGACCATTATCTTACTCTATTTGATAACTTTAAAGCAGCCCATAAAGAAGCTTCTACAGAAGTAGCAGAGATTAGAGGTAGTATTGATACTATACAGTCCTGGATATCTACTAATCCTATAAGTAGTACAGTAAAGAAGGTCCTACTAGATGTTCCGGACGCCCCAGAAGATCTAATAGCTAAAAGGGCTTTAGTACAGGAAAAATACGATAATATTATTGATATTAATAACAAGATTAATATCAATAACCAGTATAAAAAGCAGTTATCTGAGTTGAGTTATATAGAGCTAACTAAAGAGGTTTCAGCTCCCGATGGAATTGCTGGATTTAACGATGAGTTTACATCACTAAAAACCATTATATTGCAGGCTAATGTAGTACTTCAAAAGATTGAGTCCTTAGGAGCATCCTGCCCTACTTGTCTACAAGATATAGATGAGAAAAAAACTTCTGAGCTGATAGAGGAGCAAAGAGACATTGTATCAGTTAGTACAAGAAGGAAGAATGAAGTACAGAATCTTGTAATTAATCTAAAGAAAGATTTACAGAATTACCGTAAACATCAATCTGTAATTGAAAAATTTGAAAAACTTTCAAGCCTGGTTGATAGTAAATTATCTAGCAAGACTGAGGACAAATTCGAGCTTGAAGAGAAGATTACTAAATTCACTTCTGAAATTTCTAAAAAACAAACTGAGATTAGGGATATATCATCTCAAAATAATGAAATTACAAAATTTAATACTGAGTTAGACTACCTAGTTAAACAAGTAAAAGAGTTTAAACTTAGACTGCTATCTGAAGAGTCTAATTTAAAGAAAACTAATGATGTTTACGCTAACCTGGAAGTCCTAAAGAAAGCATTTAGTACAAATGGATTAGTAGCCTACAAGATTGAAAACCTAGTTAAAGACTTAGAAGACTTGGTTAATGAGTACTTGGCCGAGTTGTCAGATGGACGCTTTGGCCTTGAATTCGCTGTTACTAATGATAAACTGAACGTTATCATATCTGATGAAGGAAAAGATATAGATATCCTTGCCCTTAGTAGTGGAGAATTAGCACGCGTTAATACCTCGACCCTATTAGCCATTAGAAAACTAATGAGTACACTATCTAAGTCTAAAATTAATGTTCTATTCTTAGATGAAGTAATTGGAGTTTTAGATGATGAAGGTAGAGAGAAATTAATCGAAGTTCTTCTAAAAGAGCACGACTTGAATACCTTCTTAGTTTCACACGGCTGGTCTCACCCATTGCTTAGTAAAATTAATGTCATTAAAGAAGAAAAGACCTCGAGGTTAGAATGGCAGTAGCGAATAAAAGTAAAGCTAAAGGAAGTCGGGCCGAGTCGGCCTTGTGTGTAGTTTTAAGAAAGGCTACTGGATGGAATTGGGAAAGGATCCCTCTATCTGGAGCACTAGATGCAAAGCATGGGTTAAAAGGGGATGTTTATATCCCTAAAGAACTTATGAAGTATAGTGTTGAAGTGAAACATTATAAAGATGATCATCTTACTAGTAGGTTATTGACAGGTAAGACTCCTCAAATAGTCGAATGGTGGGAGCAGACACTAAGAGAGCAACGAGAGAATGAAGTGGAGCACCCTTTACTGGTATTCAAGTTTGATAGAAGTAAGTGGTTCTGTGCATTTTTGCAGGAGCCAGTTAATGATTATAGACACCTGTATTACTCCGAAGGTTTCTACTTAGCCAAGTTAGATGATTGGCTTACTGATCGCTGTAAAGACGACTGGATTTGGCAAAGAAGTTAAGACGAAAAACCCCCCGGCATCCTTTCAGATGTTCGGGGGTTTTTTCGTCTTAACTTATGATGGCTCAGTTGGCCAGATTATGCCTGATCCTACGATTGGACTATAACCATTTGGCAAATCTCTTAACTCTTGCCTATAAGTCTTCCACTCATCTTGGTTTGTCTCTGGGTAATCAGAAACCATACGCCAGTCTGTCTCTGAGAGAAGCGTATCTCTGATTCCCCTGACCTCGTTAATTCCCACTAGAGGAGCTACCCAAGCGCCATCAGTATAAGTCCAACCTATCGTAGCCTCACCTGTTAGCTCAACTAAGGTCTCGCCATCAACTAATAAGCTGTCTACAGCCCACATTCCACTGACGGCTAATCCGTCTGTATTTATTCCAGCATACTCTGCCATATTATTCTCCTAATTCCCATTTATCTGGATTAATGTTGAACCTAAAGATCCACATATATCTTGTATCTCCGCTACATTCTGTAACGAAATGTTCATATTTTGTAGCGATGTAACAATGTAACTCACGCTCTTCTAAAGGAACTGGTTCATCTGATACATGAAGTAGTCCTCCCTCAGTAGACTTCTGTAGTAATACATTCATAGTAACTTGATGACTATCTCCAGAGCAAGGGTCAGTGTGCTTGTAAGTATCTCCACCCTCAAACGTCTTCACCGCTATCATTCCCTCACCGTGAGCTATAAACCCTACATCTCTCGAGTTGAAACCGTACTTATCCATTAGTCTTTTACGTATATCGTAAGCTTCTTTAGGAAACAGTATGACTTCATTATTTAGTCTAGTAGTAATCCTATTGGTGTAATCATACTCACCTCTGGACAGTCCTTTGACTAACTTCCCTGAGTTATCCATCCAATCAATCAAAGAGCCTCTCTCAGACTCCGTAATAAACTCTAAGTGTCTATCGATTCTCATCTAAAAATCCTGGGTAATCTCTGTTCCTCCTCCATCTATCTAAGTCAAAGTTCTCTGGCAAATCGTCACTATCCACAATGTCGTCTAGCCCCTTACCATCTCTAATAGGGTGTAGGCAGAATCCTAAGGTCTTCTCAGTGTTAGCTACCATAGAATGTATCAAACCTTTAGGTATTGTGATTACAGTTGGAGCAGTATAAGTGGTACTGCCAACATTCTCAACCATAATATCTACACTACCTATTGCTAGGATGTGTTGATGGTCAAATGTGTGGCAATGTCCGCCATATTCATCTCCGACATACTCAAGTTCAATCTGACGAATCCACATATTACTTTCTATTTTTGTACTGTGCTTCATAGTGTCTCCTGTATTAGTATGCTACTATGACGATTCCAGCACCAGCAACCCTCCCTGTTTGATCTGGATTAAGAGTGACAGTACCACCAGCACCCTTACTTCCAAATGCACTCCTTCCCCCTAAAGCAATACCATGATTGTTGGAATTATAACCTCTTTCACCAGCGAACGAACCAGTACCACTAGCTGTCCCCCCCGATCCACCAATCTCAACATCATCATTATCAGAGTGTCCACCACCACCACCACCAGCGCCTACGGTGCCTACGCCACCAAAGCTAGATGTTCCACCTGCAGTACCGTTCAGTTCACTTTTATTACCTTTATTAGTAAAGGAAGCTGTAAGGCTTCCAGCATAACCAACAGTAACAGTTACATTAGCACTAACAGATACTTCACGCCACATAATAGTACCACCAGAACCACCTCCAGAACCAGCTCTTCCAGTAGCAGCGGCACCACCACCACCACCTACTACGCATACCCAGACTTTTGTTACGTGTGAAGGTCTAGTCCAAGTGCTAGAGCCGACTGTTGTGAATACTTCAATACCACCCACCCCTACTGCTGCTGTTGTTTGTACACTATTATCTGAGAATTTAACTCCGTCACTTTGTAGCGTTACTGCCATTATTTTTCTCCTTTTATTTAGTTATAAATAAGGCCCTAGACCTTATTTATAGTAAAGTATTAAGCCGCTACTTCTTCAACGCTTTCCAAACTATCTTTTAGAGCAGTAACAAATGCTTGTTTACCAAACATTAACTGATCTAAATTAAACTGGCTAGAACCAATTTTACGGTCTAAGTCGGCAACATGATTAACGAGCATCTGCTGCTCATTTGTCATATCCTCAACAATATATTCTACGTCATCAATAGTAATAGGTGTCTTTTTTTCTTGTCCCATTATTTTCTCCTTATTTAAGCTGAAATAGCAGCGTTAGCTGCTGTCATGTCCTCATCTGTCCAAAAGTCTTTAGCGACCATTATCTCCAGATGTTCTTTATTACGGGCTAAACAATCCGCCCACTCTTCTGTATCCATATCTACAGGTTTCCCTGCGTTGATCAGATCTACTGAATCACCCATAGCTTTATAGTGCTGAGCGATTTCTTCGGTTGATGGTACATCTAGTACCACCTCATCATTTATTGGCATATTTTTCTCCTTTGTTTTATGCTTTTTATATTATAAAAAGTAGACTAAGTTGCTAGTATAGCTTCTTCTTCTACCGGTGCCCAAGGTATCCCCGAAATACTAGTAGGAGTTATCATTTCCTCTAGTTGCTTCTGTAAGGATGCCTCAAGATCTGTGTCTAGTTGAGCGGTTACCCACCCTACTACAATTTCTTCTGTTAAAGAGTCAAATGGTATAAATGTAGAACTATCTTCATCCCTAATAAATCCTATTGAACCATATGAGGAGGCAGTATGTTCTCCCTGTATTAATGTTGCTGTCCAATGTACTGTAGTTACAGTTCCATCTGATGCATCTCTTTCTAACTGATTAATCTTTAGTTCCATTATATTCTCCTATAATATCTTTTTTATTACTATTTTTAAAATTATACTTGATTTGAGATAAATTGTCAAGTATTATTTTTTTATTCCTTTTTTATTCCTTTTTATATTCAGTTACGCGAGTAACCTCACCATTCTTATAGGTTGTACCTGTATAAGGTCTAGCCATAGTAATAGCCTCTTCGAAAGTAACACCTTCTCCGTGATATAAAGTAAAAGAACCAGTCTCCTCTAAAAAGACTCCTGTAGCTATTACTTCATAATCAGTTTCTATTCCTGATAGGTTATTTCTAAAATAAGCTTTTCTATTCACTACTCCTGTAGCTACATCTATCTTCAATGCGTAAAGTTCCGCATCCTCTGAAAACATAGAGGGTTTGCTAGAATAGTAAAGGCTGTACAAACTGCCCTC